GACATGCTTCTACCAACTTGTGTAGCAAGTAAATTTGTTTTAGCTTCTGTTTCATCAATTAACAAATTTACCTTTCCGGCACTTAATTGAGATTTTGCATAAGAATACATCTCAGAGTTCATGCCGGCATTAGCTTTAATTATATACAAAGCGTTTAATTCTGTTGCTTGTGTTCTAAACGCTTTATATTTTCCATCATCATCATTCTCAACGCCAAATGGAGGTAACATGTCTCCAGTCTCAGGGTCTTCATTTGAAATAACTAAGAAGTCTACTAAACCAGCACCAACACCATTTCCGTCGACTACCATCGACTGACATTTGTATTGATAATATAAACGTTTTAAGTGTATAGCCTGAATACCAAAATGTTCAGCTTCAAAGCTGTAAATGTTTACTAGGTTTTTAATATCTTGACCATACTCTTGTGGATTTATTTTCCAGATACATGCCTCAGTAGTACATCCAAATCGTCCAACATCGACACTCATTATATAATATCCATGTTTTCCTTTTCTCTCTGAAGCTGTTGTTTCTGCTTGTTTTAAAACCCTATTTTTATCAATAATTTCAGGAGTAAAGAAAGCATCTTCACTTGCACCACTCCATCTACTATTGTATTCTCTATCAAAACTCTCTTCTCGGAAAGTGTCCTGGCTTCTTAAATCATCTACGAAAGTTTCTTTTAATAATCCTTCTTTAACAGGAATCTGATAGGTTCCACCCATCACCATTACTTCATCTTGGTCAATAGCACCACGAACAAATAATTCTTTAAGTTTCTTGAAAGCAAAAGACTCTCTAAATCCGGCTGTTGTAATATAAACCTGACTTTGGTTAATAATTTCTTCTGGGTGCCTTGTTCCATCAGGAAGCAGCCTATCAACATTCATCGTAGGAATCAGAATTTCGTTCAACGCGTCCTGGTCAATCAATATAGCTTCCTCAAGAACTCCTGCTGTACGACGCTGACCACGGGAAGATTCGGTAGCTGGCATATTTCCTAACTTAGAACCATTCTTCCAAATATAACTAACACTATCTTTTGATGTTTTTGACGCTCCTCGTTCATGGTTAATTTCATTTGCAAAAGCTGGTATTAGGCTTTCAATCTCACTAACCTTTTGCAGCGTAATGGACGCCGCTTGCTCTTTACCCCCAGTGGAAACGAATACGTCAATACCTGGATAGAGGGTACATCGGATCATCTGCAATAGCACCGTTAAGAACGATTTAGAAAAGGCGCGCGGGAAGGTGCCGTAAAAGTAGCGATGTCTACATGCTGCACGTAGAAAGATGCGCTGATAGGTGTAGAATTTAAACTTCGATTCAGGACCCTTCACAAAGTCCACAAAAATATCTGGATATTCCCTAAAAAAAGCGATGAGATTCCTCAGCTCAGGAAGAATCTCTCGCAATCTTTCTTCGGACATACCTTCTTTTTTAAATTCTCTTTGATGGGATTGATGTAAAATTGCTTCTAAACTCATATTCCCACCCTTTGAGCATCTTCTTCAGCTTCTTCTGCTCGTCTTTCTTTTTCAACCACAAAATCATCATCTGTTAAAGTTTTCTTGATACCAGTCTTCTTTTCCTCTTGCCGGTCTTTCTTTTCTTCTTCTTGCACTTTTTTCTTCATCAAATAGTTTTCCATAGCATCTGCCATTGTAGGGTCATCAGCAAACAAATGATAATTATAATCTTTAAGGTCAGTAATAATGGTATCTATTATATCATAAGGAGCTTTAATTTCATATCTCGGAATTGCGCCCCCTTCTTTTTCACACCAGCGGACAAGAGCACCAATAGAATCAAAATTTTCTTTTTCTTCTTCTTTCTTTTGTGCGGCAGTAAACTTAGAAGATTTTCTTAAGTCGTTATAAACTCGACTAAGTTTTTGGTAGCCTTCATAGTCGCCGCTATCCAAAGCCTGATTTAATTTTAATTCAGTTTTGCAAATGAGAATTAAGGCTGACTTAGAGTCCGAATCTCTAATATCAAAAGATTCAGTCATCTCATTATATTTTTTCTCTAAATCAATCCATTCATTCATCGAATAATCTCTACCCCACTTCAAGAGTAACATCTTCTTATCTTCATCTGTTAAATCTTTTGTGAGGTCAGGAAGTTCAATCTTAGAAACCTCCGAAAAGGGTCCCGCAAACATATTATTAGCGTCAATAGCAGAAAAATGAGAGGAAGGCAGTTCCTCAAAATAATTTGGGATATGTTTCCTATTATTCTCATCTATCTGCTCTTGTATTGTTTGGCGGGCCTTGCAAGCCGCTTTTTGTGCTTCTTCAATTTGTCGCTCTTCGAACTCTTCCTTTTGCTTTACGGCATCTTGATAAGTTTGATATTCAGCTTCTGTAATCGTTCCCTCTTTGAAGCTCTTTTCAACTTGCTCTTGTTGTTTTTTAAAATCTTCTTTTTGAGCCTGCGCTGCAGCCTCTTCTGCTTTCATCAATTCTTCAGTGTCTGCCCAAGTGTAATTTTTCCACTGTTTAAGTTTCATCTTGCTCAAATATTTCCCAAACACTGCTGTTGAATTGAATTTTTTAGGGTTCTTCGCGAAGTCTTTGTCTCGAATGTTATTCCATGCAGATGGAATATAAGGAACATCATAAGTTTCACATAGCCATGTGAATGTTTCTGGGTCCCAGGCATCCAAATGCATAGTCTCACATTTCTTACACATGTTAGACTTTTCGCCATTCTTGCGAGTATAAAATTCGGTCTCTTTTAATGTTTTACAACATTTAGGACAAAATCTTTTACCCGACTCTGTTGTAACCGCCATTTAATCCCTCCTTTATTTCTTCGCAGCTGCTATCTCTTGATTCTTTTTATTTCTACATTCTTTACAAATGCTATAATAACCATCTTTGCTGCTACCATTTTTTGAAAAGAAACGATTATGGGCTAATTTAGTTTGTCCACAACAAGAACATGTTTTCCATTTTCCATATTCTTCTTCTGTATAATACCAAAGCAAATATTCTTCTTTGGCTTTCTCTGAAATAATCTTAGGAATTTTGTTTCGCCAAAGATGAGATAGATATTCTGGAGAATAAACTTTACCAAATTTAGCATCAATTTCTTCTTGAATCTCATGGTTGGTTTTTCCATCAACCTTAAGAATTAAAATTTCTAAGTAAATAGGATATTTTTGTTCAAGTGCTCGGACAACCAATTCATCTAAATCTTCCATTACATACCAGAGGTCAGAATCAAATCTTCCATAAACACTTTCTTTTAAGTCAGAATAGTTTCTCAATAGAGCAGAAATATGTAAAGGGTTAAAGAAGTTAATCAAACCGTCGCTTACTGGTTCACCTTTTTCATCAATCGTAATATTTTCTTCAAGAGAAATGGAATATAAGGTCTTTGCAACGTGCTTGCCGCGATTAGGTTTTCTGTACTCTTCTTTAAGAATATATTGCTGTTGACGCATTTGAATAAGTTGTTTCTTTAAAATATATTTATCTCTACCTGTTGCTTGTTTTTGCAACTCTTCAACTTCTTCAATTTCTTCAACAAGTTCTCTTAGATTAGGAATATCTTTTAAATCTTCTTCTGTAATTTCAATTTTAGGTGTCAATAGAACAGCCTTACCTAAATCAGATAACATTCCATAGATTCCATCTTCACCATTTTCAAGTTTATCAGCCATACCTTGATAAGAAGTCTCTCTCTTATTAACTGTTGTTAATCTATTAGCAGTTAATATCTTCTTTTCTTTTCTTTCTTCTTTGTCCATTTGTAAGACAATATAATCAGCTAATTTTTCTAGTACTCTGTTAGTTAATGTCTCAGGAGGTGTATTAAGAAGTAATTTATCTACCAGTTCTACACGCTCCTTTGCGTTCTTAATGTTATAATCTAACTTTTTAAGAATATTAACTTCAAGAGGATTAGATTCTGTTGTGATAACATTACTTTCTTCTTGCATTTTTAATACTCTCCTTTTCTTTATCTCACATTGTTATTATATCAAAATTTTAATGTTATGTCAAACTTTGATTAAATGTGTATAATATCTAAGAAGTATTATGGTTAAAACACAATAGAAGAAAAGAATATTAAACAAAAGAAAAGAGACTTGACAATTATAAAATTTTTATAATAAAATTTATATAACAAGAGAGATAAGAATAGGAGTCTTAGTTAATATAAACATTATATTTATTAAATAAAAAATTTATATTATAATATATATGTAAAAGATAAGAGAAATAAAAACTTAATAAATGTGCGGGAACTATCTTTTCGGTGTCTTATTGTGTTAATGATAGAGGAAGAAAAGCAGGCGCCGCACTATTCGCATTAACATTAGGTTTGTTCTCTTGGAGGTGAAAATTATAAAAAATTATTATATAATATATATGTAATTGGAAGGAAGTAAATCTCACATAACTGTCTACCTTTTTACTTCTTTCTAAAAATTTTTATGTATGGCTTGGTCAATTTTCTGTAATGATTAATCCTTATTTTTCTTTAAGAATTATTTGACATCTTTTCTCTCTTTATGTTATAATATTCTTATGGAAAGGTAATGTCTGTTTAATCTTTATGGAAGCAGACCAGGTCCCGCATGAAAATTGATGTAATCACAGATAAAAAAATTACTATGTTGAAATTTAAAAAAAGAATTGG